CAAGTAATCATAGTTGTTATCAACAGCGATAATTGGCTCACGCCAGACTGTGTTAAGCTGAAAGCTAAAGTTGTTTACAATGCCGCTATCGGGCAAGCCTGCGAGGTCGGCAAATCCACCAGATATGACGGTGTCTGCGTCTGCTCTCTGTATCCCATAACTCACGCCACGCTGCGTGTACCCTGGGTCATCCCACTGCTGGCCCACCATCGCTGGGACGTTGGGGCCAACGGTCTGGGGCTGGGCAAGGTAGTCGTTGAACGTCTCCGAGGTGCTGGTATAGGTCAGCCCGCCCAGCGTGTCAGGGTCAACCGAGGTGAAGTCTACGACCCACCCGCCAACGGGGAGCACTTGCCACTGGAAGATATTGCTCCAGCCCAAGCCCACTTCGTTGGTTGCACCAGCCTTAGTGGACCACGTTCCGACAGGCGTATCGATGCGCCCTGTAACGATGCCTGTATTGGCATCAATGGTTACGTATTGCGGTGCTGACACTACCCAACTGCCAGGGTTGACTGGCGGGTTGATCAGGTAGTCGTTCATGTTCAGCCCACCGTCCTGGGCGTACATGGATGGCTGCTCTGTGCCGCCTGTCGTCCCATAGGTGGAGTAGAAGTTAGGGACTGGATCAAACTGGGGTTTTGACGATGGAGCGCCCGCAATCGCGCCTGCCTGAAACGACCACGGAGTAGTGCCCTCGGCATTTGTTGCAGTAAGGTTGACTGTGTAGGTACCTTCTGCCGACCCTAGATCGGCCCAGGTGATGGTTAAAATATGCTCTGGTGGACCGCCAGATAGCGTGCCTGTATCGCTGGTGTATTCAGTCACTTCAGGGTTGGCAAAGCAGTAATTATTCAGGTCGATAACAATGTCTTGCCCAGTCTCATAGGCAAACATCAGACCGATAGAGCCCCAGATAGGCGCGGAAGGGCCGAACGCCCCACCATTGCCCCAGAACAGGCGTTCACGCTCATTGATCTGGTTGAGGTCACGCCCGCCAGCAGTGGCATAGCCAAGATGCTCTAGCAGGTAATACCAGTCATCCGCACGGTGCCCTGTGTATTTGTCGCTGATCCCAGCAGCAGTGAACTGGGCGGCCAGCATTTCATTCCATGCGTCTGGAATGCTGGCGGATGTGGCACCATTAGCCTTGAGCCAGGCTAGGGTCATCTCGGGTATTGCACCCGTCAACCCCAAAGCTCGCATTGCTTGAAACTTGAGATCTGGCAGAGTGACTGGGTCAGTTGCCGACATGAGCTAGGCTCCGAATTGTAGGGTTGGGTCAGTTGCCTTTCATTTTCTCTAGTAGGACATTGATCAGTTGATCAAACGTCTCTTTGTACAGGTGGGTACTGCCGCCATTATCGAATGTACTCGATAGGCTGATTGATACGTCTGTCGCGGCGATGCCGCTGCCGTCAGCGTTAACGGTGATGTTGCCCGCGCTTGCACTAGCCCAATTGCCGAAGCCAATAAAGTCCTGCGTGCCACCTGCCTTGCGCAAGTCCTCGTTCATCATGTGGCGAAAGATACTTTTCAGCGAGCCAACAATAGCCTGCGCCCGCTTTGTATCGACGGTTGTGCCGAGGTGTATCTTCATGTCGCCAGCAGAGACCGCTGAGATTCCAGTGCCATCGGCCTCAACAGCTTGCTTTGCGTCTTCATTCGGGCCGAGTATCAGGTGGTACGGTGCTGTAATTGCCATTATCCTGCCTTTTCCGCATTCTGACGTTTGCGAGTCAGACCGCTACGGGCACCAGGGGAAAGCGTATTCCACTCAGGTGTATCCGGTAGCGGACCGAATTTATCGCTATTGGTGGGCGGCTGAAGTGTCGCTATGTAACTCTCAATCATGTGTACAGGAACCTGCGTTCTGGCAGTTATTTCAGCAGGCGAACACCCCATTGCGTGCATTCGTCTTGCCGCATTCCTACGCACATAATTTAAGCGAACTTCAGCCATTACTCACCTCTAGTTAAACAGTGTTTAAGCAGTTGATACGCACCAAATGCTCATCTTCAACGCGCACAGCGCCGAAGGTTGCGGCAGCATAAACGCGCCATGCAAACGACTTGGACGGGTCTTCAGCAATACGAACCCAGACATCTTTGTTCATCTGGAGGCCGAGCGCCCGCTTTGTCATGGCAAAGATAAAGTTCTCATCGCCATCAACCCCCGACCCAGATGAGTCAGGCAGCAAGGTTGATACAATCCAGGTATAGCCCATCCAGCTTTCGATATAGCCCTTGCTGGTTAATGGGCGAACTGCGTTGTAATCACCAGAGGTAGCCTCGGTGAGCTGCAGCAGTTTCCGCGCCTGAGCTGGACCGACAACAAAGACTTTCTCTTCGTCCGGGTCGATGTCGTTGGCCATGAACTTCTCGGTAACTTCCGTTACCAGGTCATAGCTCATGGAAACAGCAGCATCAGGCGCGCCAATTTTCTGCGCGTCGGGCAAAGCTTCAGGACCAGTCCCAGCAAGCGCGGTGTCAGCAGTTGCCGCGTCGATAATGTCGGAGTCAATTGCCCGGCGCATTGCCATGCCCTGCGCCCTTGCAAGGTTGCTGTTGGGGTCAACCAGCATCTGGACAATGTCTTCCTGCTCGGTCAGATCACCAGTATCCCAAGTGTCGGGCATACTGATCCGGCGGCTCCACTCATAATCATCAATGGGGGTATCTGCATTGCGTCCATCAGTGTTTGGGCCGCGCAATGATTTCTTTTGGGCAAGACCCTTAGCCAGTCGCTCCCAGTTGTGAGCAGATGACTGAACTGAGCGCTCGTCTACCCAGGGGCGAAGACGGGTGATGCTCTGCTGAGCAAGATGGCGCACATTGCGCTCATAGGTTTCGATATAGACTTGGTCGATTGTGTTGGCCATGATGGCGCTCCATTACGTTAAACAAAAGTTCTGCCTATCGCTTAGAGCTGACCCATCATGGGACTCAATCTTGAACGTGGCTACCCCTTTCAGGACACGTTCTGGCTTGCAGTTGATCGCATTATATGCCTAAGCACGCCGTCCTACCAAATCCTGCATCAAAGCGATACGCTTTTCTGTCAGCATTGGCAACTGATCCTTGGGCGTCGCCTTGTCGAATATGCGCCGTTCAATCTCACTTAACCGTGCTTCGGCCTCTGCCGGTGTCAATTTCTGAACAGCCTGCTTCCCCTGAATAGAGCCTTGCGGTGCAGCATCGGACAACTGGTCGTATAGGGCGGCACCCCAGCGCAGTACCTTAGAGTCAGCTTCACCGTTCTTCACCATGTCGATAACGTAATCAGGAGCGCCGGTAGCTTCCATCGCCTTGAGCGCATTAACCACCTTGTCGTCGTAAGCAAAGCCCCATTCGCCACGTAATTCCTTCAGCGCCTCGTTACGTTGGTGCTCTATCTGCTCCTGCGCTGTGTAATTGGCTGATGACTGTTCGCCTACCCACTTTCTGAACTGGCTGGTGGTCATGCCAGCCTCATGCGCCATGGCTCGCAGGCGGCCCAACTCTTCGCCGTCTGGCGCGTGGTCGATGCCCGTTACATCATACTGCTCAGGCTTTTCTGGCATGCCCAGGGCGCGGAGGACTTCCTTCGTTGACCCGTCATCGGTCGGCTTCGGCATTAGACCAATGTGATCACGGGATAACAGCTTTTCCTTGAATGCCGCTACGTCCGCCTCTCCTGCATCCTCGGACGGTATGCGGATGGCATTACCCAAGTATTGGGCTGCGTCCTGTAATTGCCCTACAGCGGCTTCCAGGCTATCTGCCTTGCCGATCCATGGGGCATCGCGTAAAGGCTCTGGCAATGATGACTTCCAATCGCCTGTTGATTCTGGTGCTGACTCTGGTGCTGCGTTTTCTTCACTCATAATCACCTACCCTTCGCAGGAGTGCTTCAATGTATTTGACCACGTCACGCTGGCCTAGTTTGTAATAAGTGTCTTCGGTTGTCTCGCCTCGGCAATCGTCCAAGTCGAACATATCGCGGAGCAGGTCCAGCGCATCAATTCCGGCGCTTGTGCCGAACACCCGCATCATGATCTTGCCCTTACGTTCAACCTCAGCTAATACGCTTTCCGGTATGCTCATTCTGCTCCTTGTTGTGGGCCATTGGCTTGTGATGCCGCTGCCATCGCTTCAGCTTGGGTCTTCTGTGTCTCCGCTTCCATCTGTGCCTGCTGGGCCGCCTTTCGCTGGTCGCGGACTTCTATCACCTCATCCTGCGTGCGCATCATTTCGGCAGGCACCGATAGTGCATCTGCACTCTTACGCGCCACAGCATCGGGATCAGGAATGTCCAGCAGATCGGGCAGTACTTGCGCCATGTTGCCTATCATCATCAGCCAGCGCTCAGCAGCGGCCACTGAGTCGGTCTTCTGTGCTCGCTGTAGTGGGCCGAGGTAGACCACATCCATTTCCGACTGGGCTTCCATCACGCTATCTGGCGGAGACGGTATGCGCCCCCCACGCCAGAGAATGTTGAATACTCGCTCGATACAGGGGTCAAGAAAGTCAGCTTGCAGACGGCCCAGTGTCGGGCCGAGCAGGCGCTGCATGAGCTCGTATCTAACCTGTACTTCGGTAGCGGTCATTGCTGGCGATTGCTTCAGCTCAAGCTCGTCAACAAAGAAGTATTGCCGGATGGACATACGCAAGTCTTCCAGGCGGTTATCACCTACGTGCGGCTCACTACCGGTCAGCAGCGGTGCTATCTGATTGATATCACGTAGTACGGTCAATCCTCGGGCTTTCAGATCGAGATCGCCAAGTAGTGCACGCTCCTGGACTTTTTGGGGTGGATCAATCAATTTCTCTGCGGCCTTGAGTTGCATTTCAACGATCTGATTAGCTGTCAGGATATCGCCTAGTGCGATGTTGGCCGGGCTATGCCCCCACTGGGATTCACTCGTCTTGCGCCACCTGGGGATGAATGCAGGCATCTCATAATATCCACCCTCCTTGCCGATCATCTCGCAGGTGTCCTTCAAGATGTACTTGTAGGCATAGGGGCGCTTGCTGGGCGATAGCGCCTTGGACACATCAGCGCTCTTGTATCGGTCACGCGGGTAGACACAGAAGACAATGGTCATCAGGTCCTGATCGCCACGGTCGAAACTATTCAGTACAGGGGTTGGACAATTCTCTTTGCCAAACTTGGATATGATCCGGCTAGGCTGCCACTTCATCTCACGATAGAACGAATACACGCCTCGCTCTGACGGTTCGAAAAACACTTCCTTGATCGGCACCGCCGTGAAATTGACGCCCGAGAACTCGCCTAGCTTCGCTTCCTGCGGTTCACAGAGTATTGCACCCGTGCCAAAGGTAACTAGGTCCAGATACAGTTCATTCGCTTCCAGGTTAAACGTGCTGTCCTGTAGCGCGTAGTAAACCTGATCGGCAGCATCCTCTAGCCACTCCTTCGCTTCGACGTCGTCCTGCAATTCAGGCGCTCTAAAGCCCAGTGAGAACCAGCGTGTAGCAGGACTGGTCAAACTACCGTGCAGACTGGCCGCCAGTGACTGTGCGCTGTTGACCGCGGTGCTGTCGTATAGGTCACGCTTACGCCACTCTACCGATTGCTCGTTGGTGCTGTCCTTGAACATGCGACCACGGTATGGCGCAACGAATCGCTCAACAACATCCCAGTCACTCTGTACTGTGGTTCGTGTCGCTTTTACCCGCTCGAAGCGGCGGATGATCTCTGTGTTATCCATTAGCCTAAACTCCCGGCAACCTTCGGTCTGTGAATCATGCCCATAGAGTTCGTGGCCATGCTGCTATGTGTGCTCTCAATACGCCACGCGGCATACCGAAATGAATCGAAGCAATGTGAGTTGTCATCGTGCTTCACGCGGTCAGTGACGGTGGACGTCTTCTGGTCAACCACGTAACTCGCAGACTTCAGGCGCAGTATGCCCTTCTCGCAGTTGGCGGCATCAAAGTACGAGCGCGGTATGTTCAACCTGGCGGCCTGCACCGTGGCAATCGGGTTGGGTGCTGAGTGGAAACAGTGGACAGGACCACTCCATCGCTCCCAGAAGGCATCGACGACACTGAAGCCGGTAGACTTCTCCCGCGCCTTGGCATCGTGCGGCAAGATAGCCTCGCCCCACTTCACACGGGGGAACTCAGCCTGCAATCGACTCATTACCTCGATGGTGGATATCTCACTGAACTCACGATAGAACAGCCATTCGATGTTCCGACCGTACAGCATGAAGCCCCACACGGCGGTGAAATCACGTATGCCGATGTCGAACGATGTCCAGACCTCAACACCGGGTCGATACGGTAGGCGCTCTATTCGGCCCTCCCTTGCACACTCAGCCATCTCCTCACCAATCACAGCGTTCTCTGTTGGTGCGGTCGGATCACACTGTAGCTCGCGAAGATAGGCAGACTCTCCCAGCATCTTGCGCTGATGGGCCAGCCATTCAGGCGTGAAACAGCCAGACGTCTCAGCAGGGACTACTGCACAATACCAGTCAGGGTCGTCACGATTGTCTAGGTAGAGCTGCCATAGCGTACTGCTGCCACCCGACAGCGTGCCTATGGACAGTATGAATGACTGCTCAGCGTACTCGTTGAACATTGGCAGGCATACCGTGCGCCAGAACTCATCCGAGATGCTATCGCGCTCGTCTACGACCATGGTCCTTATGGATAGCCCACGGAGGTTGTCTGCTGCCTCAGCTCCAAGAACATAGATGATACGGTTACCGGGAAACACGATACGCAGTTGTGTTTCTGATACGTCACAGAAGGCCATGCCCGGCGCTATCTGGCGCTTTAGCTCTTGCCATGCAATCTTACGCGCTTGAGTCTGTGTAGGTGCTAGATAGGCGTTGGCGGTGTTCTCAGGCCCTTTGATCGTCCGGGTGATTAACTCCGCAATGCTGGCAACTGTTTTGCCTATCTGCCTCGAACAAATGAGCAATGCACTACGCTTGCCACGCATGCCCAGGTGCGCCTTACGCTGCCAATCCCGAGGCGTATACTCAGCATCGACTCTAACTGTCCTCGGCTGCATCCGGCACGCCAGTTGACCAAACAATATTCATCCCGCCGCCTTGGGTGCTGTGCTCGATAGCCTTCAGCTGCGGTCTGACGTACTTAGCCACTTCTTTGGCGCATGATGACCTGATAGTCATATCCAAGCTTTCATCGTGCGCAAACTCTGACAGCTGGATGACTGGATCGTATCCAGGGAAACGTGCCTCCAGCAGCTCTGCAAGCTCCATAGTGCGCTTGCTCTTGCTTCCTTTGGGCCTGCCAGCACCGGGGCGCTTACCACCCTTAGCGGCCATTAGGGCTGATTCCTATAGATTTGTTATCAAGCACGATCACACCCCCGATTCTTGGATAGCTGTTTCTTCATCTTCGACGTAATATTCAATCACGCCATTCACCACTGTCCAGTATCTAACCTCTGCTCTCGCACCCTCACTTGCGCTGTTATATCGCAAGTAGTATTCCCCCGTGCTTGTATCCTGTTTAGCCGGGCTAATAGGCAGCCAGCCAGTCGGGTTGATCG